ATGTCGCCGTGATTGTCCCCGAAGGCCACGAAGCGGGTCGGTGTGCTCATTTGCGGTTAAGGTGAGGGATAGGCTGGCCGGAGTCGAAGGCCGCGAGCATCTCGTCACGGCGCTGGCGGGCGGTCAGGAGGTCGCCCCCGATGTTCTCGACGATGTCAGTGCCGCGTCGACGTAGCCGGAACCAGTAGCAGTCGCCCAGGCGTTGCAGGTGGTGGTTCGGGTTGTCGGTGATGACCTTGTCGGACTTGCGGTGGCCTTTGCTCACCGTGTACTTGGGGCAGGCCAGCAGGAAGGCGACGCGATCAGGGGACAGGCCGACCTTGCGGGCCCACGCCACCGTCTCAAGGGTTAGAGCCTCCATGACTTTGCGAGGATGCGTCCTTCGGACATGATTTGCTGACGGGCGTTTGGCTTGAAGATGTACTCCTGGTCGAAGGAGTGAGAGGCGCGTATCTCGGCGATGCTGTCGAGCTCCTCGTCGTTGGCGGGGCCGATGCCAGCGGTCGAGACGTAGACCGTGCGCACCTTCCAGCCCTTCTCCCAGAGGATGTCCTGACAGACCCGCAGCTCATTGATGTAGCGCCAGTCGGAGCAGACCACAGTCTCAGGGCTGACCTGATCGTGGTGCTTCATTACCGGGCACCAGTTAGCGAAGTGTCGGGCGAAGACGTCCTTGTCGAGGCGCCGTGCAAAGCGACCCATGGCAACCAGGGCGTCACGGTTCTCGCACTTAAAGTCCTCGGCCATGAAGTTGCCGTCGAGCCCGAGGTAATCCATGAAGTGATTGCCGGCCTCCTTCAGCGCGTCGGCAAAGTTAATGTGCTCGGCAGGGCGGGTTGACCACTCCAGCAGGCCAGAGGCCAGCGTGTCCTTCCCTGCCCGGGCAAACCCACTGATCAGCACGAGTGTAGGGGCGGCCATCGGTGGGGGTGTTTCGGTCACGGCGGTTTTAGAAGTTAACGCCTTCAGCCGGGGGCAGCGCGTCAGGTACGGTCGGCTTCTGCGAGCCCTTGGGGTAGGTCATCTTGTACTTGAACTGCGGGCGACCGTTGTACTCGCCATTGGCTTCGCACTCAACGCCGACGAGGATGGTCTGGCCGCAGGCGGGTTCGAGATACTGGAGGTACTCGGCAGCCGTAGCGTCGAGCCTGATCTCCTCGGTGAACTTGCCGGAGTACTTGCCGACGAGCATGGCGAGTGCCTTGCCGTACTTGGTCGAGAAGTTTTTCGAGAGGCAAAAGCCCTTGTCGTCGACGAAGAAGAGGCGGGCGGAGCAGGTGCCGTCTTCCCAGACCTTGACCTTCTCGAACTTGGGCTTGATGAGCTTCAGCTTGTAGGTGCCGTTGGTCGAGATGGAGGTGAGCGGGGGGCGGTCGGGGTTGTTTTCGGTGGTCATGTTGGTATTAGGCAAAGGTGATGGCGGTCGAGGCGGTCGGTCCCTTAATGTCGATGACCTGGACTTCGTCGCCGTAGGCTGGCCACTCTCCGAGGGTCGTGCACTCGCGGTAGGCTTGCAGCGCCTTCTCAAAGTCAGAGCAGGCGTAGGACATCAGTTCAGGGCCAATCTCGACCCATGCCGTTGCGTAGGGCGGGGCCTTCTCAACGAAGAGGAAGCGGAAGCCAAGCACGCGGCGCTCGAAGGCGGTCTCGAAGCACAGGCGGTAGAAGTAGGCTTGGAGGTTGTAGCGGTAAGCCCGGATAGACTTGAGGATGCCAGCAGGGGACGCGTCCTCGGTGGTCTTGAGGTCGTAGAGGTAGCCATCGGTACCCACGCCATCAATCGCACATTTCAGCTGCACGCCGCAGTGGTCCGTGGTGAACATAAACTCGGTCATCTCAAAGGTGACGTCTGCACGCTTAATGGCTTGCCTAGCAAACGCGGCGATCAGGTGGCACTCGGCAGACTCTTCGTAGGAGACGACCGTCATACCGGGCTTGAGCGAGGCCTGGAAGGCTTCGTAGGTGGCCTTGCCGTCCTTAGTGCGGCGGTCGCACTCGGGGGCCGTGACGAACTTCTCATTCAGCAGTTCGGGCTGGAGCACGGCGCAGTGAATGAGCGAACCCATGCGGAGGGCCTTGGTCTCTTCGCGCTCCTGGTTAAGGTAGGCTTGGTAGTGGGCCGGGGACTTCAGCAGCTCCTTGGAGCCACTGTAGTTCAGCGCCTGTATGCCGTCATAGAGGACGCGGTGGGTGATAGGTTCGGGTGGGATACGCATGGTGGTGGTCGTGGTGTGTTATTGGGTTGTGGTGGAAATTATAGGGCGTCGTCGTCGGGGTTGGCTCCCTCGACGCTGGCCGAGATGCGGCGCACATCTTCCAGAGCGGCTTCGGCTGCGTTCTCCATGGCCTCAAGCGTATTGCGGAGGACGCGGAGTTGAACGACGAGGACGTGCACGCGGTCGTGCAAGGGTTTAACCTGGGCGGCTTCGTCAGCCGTCTCGATGTGATCGGTAAAGACCTGTAGCTCAGTGATGGCCGAGCGGTTTAAATCCGACAGCGTGATGATGTCGGCGTCGTGCTGTTCATAACGTCCGGCAATGTGCTGGACGGTGGCTAACGAGCCCGTGATGTTTTCCACAAGGCGCTTAATATTTTCGCGGTTGGTCATCGGTTGAAAGTAAGTTCCTTTATCTCGCCCGAAGGGGCAAGCGTGAAAAAGCGAACCTGTGACCGGGCAAGCGACGGGTGCGTCTTACGCTTCCAAAGTCCTAGGTCGGAGAGGTAGTCGGCTTGCTTGCGGGCGGTCATTTCAACGTAAGGGTAACCGTCTAGCAACAGGAGCAAGGCGTACTGGCCTGAGACGGTCTTGGCGATACGCTCGATGCCGGCGGGTATGTCAGGCATGGTTGCGGGCTTCCTGCCATTCCTCGATAGCCTCAATCAGGGCGTCGGCGTCGATGCGCTGGGCGTGGCGGACGCAGTACCAGAGTTCGTCGCCGGCCTCGCGCATGCCTTCGAGTCGTTCCTCGAGCTGCTTGATGCGGGCGTCCTTAGCCGCGAGGAGGTTCTGGCCGTGCATGGCGCCCATTGCGGCGGAGATGGGGTCGAAGGGGTCGAAGGGCTTGGGGTCGCTCATTTGGTCAGGGGCTTTGGGTTAGAGTTGAAGACGGATAGGGCAACGACGACGGCCTCGAGGTCGTATCGTTTGCCCCGACGACCGACGGACACAAAGGGGATGCGTCCGAGGGCGGTTAGCCGGGTAACGGTCGTCTTGTGGACACCGAGGGCGACGGCAAGTTGGTCGCGGTTGAGGAGGGGGTCGCTCATTTGGTCAGGGGGCGAGGGGGAAGGTTAAAGTTAGTCGCGGTAGCGGCGACCTGAGACTTGAAGGATGCCACGGCACCGTCGTCGTCGAGGTCAACACTGATACCGCAAGCCGTCTGGATGGACTGCCGGCGGATGTAGGTGATCGCCCCGCCAATCTTCTGGGCGTCCAGACCCTCAGCCTTGACCATCAGGCGACCGAAGTCGAAGCGCTCACCCGAGGCGTGGAGGAAGGCGGTATTGATGCCGACCTTACCTTCCTCGCTGACGAGCGTCTGGATCAGAGCCAGGTTGTGCTTGAGGAGGACGGGCTTGATGGCGTCAAGCAGCGCGTCGAGGGAGACGTAGCGGTTCTTGAAGCCGGGGTTTACTTTGTTGGCCTTGACGTTGTCGAGCTCTGCGAGAGCGGCGACGAGGTCGGCGGTGGGGGTTTGGGATTTGGGCGTGGTGCTCATGGTGGGAAATTATTTGGCGTCGGTGGACTTGGTGACTTCACCGGCCTTGATGGTGGCCTCAATGTCAGCCAGGGACATCCGGGTGTAGTCGGGAACGAATAAATTATAATAGGTAACCCCGTTCCTCACGGTAGGAGTGAGGAGGCGGGCGACCTTCTGATCAGGTAATACGATGTATGACGAGTCGGCGATGATGCGATACTCGGTCGGGAGTTTGGTGTCTTTCTTCATTGGGGAGGAGTTTACAAAAGGGAGGGTTAGGCTGAGTTATGTTAACTCAGTTGATGGCACGGCGAGTAGCCGCGTCGAGGAGAAGGAGGCAGTCGGCGTTCCACAGGTAGACGTCTACGGTAGGGAACAGTTCGGCAGCGCGGGCACGGAGGTGTGCTTTCCAGCCCTTGCCGTGGTCCTTCTTCTTGCCCAGGGAGTGAGCGGCCTGCCATGCTTGAGGCTTCACGCGGTGGATGATAAAACCCATGGCAACGGCGGCGCCGTAGATCATGCCGTAATTCTGAGCGAGGCGGGCGATGGCTGACGCTGGGATAAGCGGACCGTAGCCGGCGGTGCTAGGCTCTTCGAGGAAGAGTTCAACGTCCTTGGCTTTTAAGCTGAGGTCGGCGATCAGTTGGCAGACCTCGACATCAGTGCCGGGCATCTTAGCGCACTCTACAGGATCTCCGTCTACCGACCAACACAGTCCGCCTTGTTGGCCGGGGTCGATGCAGAGAATCATATGAGCCATGGGCAAGACCCTTGTCACTTCCCGCGCTGGGACAAGCGGAAAAGATTGCCGACGCGTAATGCGTAGTCGTTCGGGGCAAAGTGGTAGGACTTGGCGCCTTCGTAGCCACGGTTCCAAGCCAGGGCCAATTGCTCAGGAGTGGGGGTCGAGTAGCCGTCAGCCTTAAAGCGTTTGCGGAGGATTCGGAGGTGGGCCGCCGCGATCATGTCCTGGGCGGTGACGTTGCGCCACTGCGACCACTGATAGTGGAAGTGCTTCTCTGACTCGAGCAGGGCACAGGCGTCGGACCACGCGGCCTTTCCTACCTGATACATTCCCCGCTCACCGGCCTTGCCGATGGCCTTGCGGTTCTGGCCTGACTCGACCATGGCGATGGCCTCAAGGAAGGTAGCGTCGGAGGCCGCAGCTGAGTTGAAGCCGAGGAGGAACAGAGCGACGATAGAGAAGGGGCGGGTCATACAGGATTAGTTGCTTTAATTGTTCCGCGTTCTAGGCACTCCATTATGTTAAGTTTAGAAAACCTAATGCCACCCGAGCGATATTCTTGAAGCAATTTAACTTTCCCATCCTTAGCATATTTTCTGGCTACGGATGTGCTAATCCCAAAATAAGACCTTACTTCTGAAGATGACAATAACTCATCGCATTCCTTTAATGCCATTAAATAGGTATCTAGCCAAAATTGTGTTGGACGAATGCCGTCCCATTTGTCGGGAAACCCTAAAGACTTAGCATCTTGGCGTTCCCATATTTTAATAATAGGGGGCTTAGTCATACGCGTCTCGGAACTTGTGATCCGGCGACCTCGAAGCCGTCGAGCTCGTAGGAGTATTGGATGCCGACCCAGCCACCCGCCGCGACGTATGCTTGGAGCGATACCTTGACGGCGCCGTCTTCGTGCAGGGCTTCGTGGTAGTGGTTCAGTATCTTCTTCACGTTGGTGGACGCGATGGCCGACTTGGCCGAGCAGATGTCCCCGGTCATGATGCGTTCGTTGACCTCGTAGATTTCGAGGATGAGGTTCCGCATACCTTCGAGGTGCTGGAAACTACTCATGGGGATAAGCGTCTGGGGTGATGGCCGTGCCCTTGATGATGGCGTCGTCCTGATCGCGGACGCGCTGCCGAAGCAGTCGGATGTCGGCGGCTTGGTCTTCGATGATGGTGCGCTGAAGGTCGAGCAGGTCGTCGAGGCGGTCAGCGTATGCCTTGAGGGCGTTGGCGCTCATGTGAAGGGTGCGGGCGTAAGCCCAGGGGACGAGCCACCAGAAGGCGGGCATCTTGTTCGGTCGGATGGTTGTGATCATGTCGGGGGAGTGGGCGAGAGGGTCAGGCACGGGAAGAGTAGGGGCCACGCTTCTTGAGGTTGACCCAAGTAGTGCCGGTGATGTCGAGCCAGTGACGCAGGGTGGTGACGGTGGTCTCTAGCGCGGCGGCGGCGTCGCCCTGAGACTTGCCGGCGGCGTTCAGCGCGGCGATCTGCGGGAGGATGGCCTGAAGGCGTCGAGCGGCGTACTCGGCCATCGGGCGTTTGAGGTGGAGGGCGCGACCAGCGAAGGTTAGCGTCTCGGTGTAGGGGTGTTGGGCGTTGGGCATGGTGGGAAATTAGAAGCGGTTGATGATGTCCAGCAGGTCAGGGCCGTCAGCCAGGGCGAGGACGTACAGGGCCAGCGCGAGGCCAGCGAGGAGGGCGAGGAGTAGTTTCATGTGCGGGAGATTAGACGATGAACCAAGCGGTGATTTCGGAGTCGGTCATGTCGGCGACCATCGTCTTGAAGTCGGGGCTGGCCTTGGCTTGCTCGACGGCCTTGGCACGATTGAGGTCGGTGATATTCTTAAAGCCAGCAACGAAACCCTTCTGGGTGGTCGTCTTGAGGTACTGAGCCTTCTTGATGGCATCACGGCGGATTTTAGCGACGATGCGGGCAATCTCCTTCTTGTTCACTTCAGCGTCTGCCAGCGTGTCCACATGGTCGGCGATGAGTGAGGAGTGAGCGTCCCAAGTCTGGCAAGCGTCTCCGATGAAGCGGACGAAGGTGCAACCTCCGTGGCCTTCGTTGCTTGCTTCTCCGATCACTTTGCCGTCGATGAGGACGGACGCGGTGAAGCAGATGGTTTCTTCGCTCATCCATTTAACAGTCTTGAAGGACTTGATGGTGATGCGGGCGGTGTCGAGGGTCGTGGTGTTAGTGGTCATGTGTATTGGTGGAAGACAAGCACCTTGCCTGACTGAATTGCATTCGTCAAGCACCTTTCCGCAAGGAAGATTGCCACCCCAAAGCAGTGGCAAGGTCAGCCACTGGGCACCCCAATAGACCCCTCTCCGTGCCCTTCCTAGGCCTTTTGACGGCGGGAGCGTAAGAAGACCGCCAACCCCACCCCTAGGCACCCCACAGCCAAGGCCCAGCCAAGGTCGCGGACAGCCTTCAGCGCTAGGGTCGCAGCTGAGAGACCCTGCTCGACAGTGGCCGAGTCGGACTTGATGCCCGAGTCCGTCACGATCATGACCAGGGCGTCCCGAGATTGGAGGGTGTCGAGGACGTAGCCGGAGATGTAGGCCGACGACAAGGCCGCCACGCCAGCGAAGGCCGTGAGCAGCGTAACCGCGAGGAGCAGGTTAGCGCTTCCGCTTTCCTTTGGCAGGGGCTTTGTTTTTGCCATTGGGTTTCTTTTGAGAGGCACCGACCTCCGCGTCTCCCTTGTTCTTGATGTAGCGCATCAGGTAGTCAAGGCACTCAGGGGCTGCGTAGCCGGCGGCACCGACGACGCCCATGCGGAGGCCCGGGCTTTCGATGTGATCCGTGATGGCGTAACCGACCAAGGCCGCGGTGATGGCGGCGGCGAGGACGCGGCGCACAACCCAACCCACGGAGACCGGCTCCTGCGAGAGGAGCAAGCGGGCCGTCATGGCTAGGCCGCCAAGGATGGAAGCGATGACGCCGTCCTTCAGTTCCTTCGGGAAGGACTCGGGGTCGATGGGAGGGGGCGGGCTCATTTGCGGAGGGTCGAGACCAGTAAGGCTATGTTGGCCACACTGTAGCAGGCAAACACAAGACTCATGGGGTAGTTCTTAGTAATGAAAAAGTGAGCGATGCCTGCGGACGCATAGGCAAGCGAGGCCATCGAGGGCACCACGACAGTCAAAAGAGTCTCGGTGGTCATGTGATGCGCGGGGGCTTGGCGTTAGGCTCGAGCAGGACGCGGCGATAGTTCTGTTCCCAGAGCACCTTGCAAATCGTCTTGCCGGTGCGGTCGACTTCTTTCTCTGACATGCCCGGGTGGATGAGGTGAGTCACCTCATGAATTAGAACCTCGAGACTTCTCCGGGCACCAAGGCGCGGATCTATTTCGAGTTTGTTCTCGCCGATAAAGGCCTGTCCCCAGGCACGTTCACGACCCAGCCGACGGCTCACGACTTTCACTTTATTTTTGCGGCGGCTCATAGGGGGCGTTGGCGCTATCGCGTACTCGGTCCCAAAGCCAATAGATGCCAAGGCCAGCGGCCAAGGCTAGAGTCCCGCCGGCGATGTAGGAGAAATACTCAGAGTCGACGACGAAGGGGAAGGCACCAATGGCGGCACCAGAGAGGAGCAGGGGAAGACCTACCTTGGGGCCGACGAAGGCCGTGGCGATGGCACCGATGACTGCTATGCCTACGCCTGCGAGCGTCCAGATGTTGTCGGAGGCTTCCCGCTTCACGCGCTCGACCTCGGCAGTCAGCTCGACGATGCGGGCGTCCTTCAGCTGAGAGACGCGGAGGGCTTCCTTCTGGTCGGCCTCGAGCTTCTCCCAGGCTAAGGTGACGGCGGTCGCTAACTTGCGGCCAAACTCCATCTGCTTCTTGTAGTCGAGCGGGTCGGCCTTGGTGG